AAAGTAAAACAATGTCAGTTTAGTTGGGTTTGTGAGGGTAAGGGTGATCCTAACAAAAACAATATAAAATATAAACAAGCTGAACAAATAGCATATGATGTGTTAGCATATGACTCATATAATGAAGTAATACCCAAATCTGCATTATTCTTTCATAATTTGTCTGTTGATCCATTATGGCCATATAAACAAGTAGCAAAGATAGGCAATCATATATTTTATAGTAGGGTTAAAAAGAGTACCCAAAAGTCTAGCAATAAAACAGAAAATAATACATAATATCTAATGTCGGATAAACCAAACTCAGCAAATGGCGTTAGTAGTTATGATTCTACTACTAGTGGATCATTAATACATTTCTTTAATCGTAATGTATCACCTTATGCTACCGAGACTAGTGGACCTAAATTTGATTTAGTACCAGTTGAAAAGCATAAGGACATTATGCTTAACGTTGCAAGGTTGCATGCCAAGCAAGAATATGATAGAATTATGGAACTTGTTAATGTATTACAGAAGCAAGCAGAACAGATTAAGCATAGACTTGATTTAACTGATATGGTTCATGCGGCTAAATATGATTTTCAGTTAGCGAATGGTAATGTATATTGGTTGTTATATGACCACAGAAAACAGTTTACTAGATTAAGTATTCATGGTCCTAATGATTGGTCTAGTAGAGCACCAGAAGAATACGAATATCTAGCAAAAGTTAAATGGTTAGGTGACCACACTTGGATAGAGGTAGAAGATGAATAGAAGCCCACAACGTGGAACATTTGGTATTAAAAAACTAGTTGAAAAAGTTGAATTAGGCAAAACTACCGCGGAACATGCAGAGGAAATGATTGATTTCATTAAGTCTAGTACACAACAAAAATTAGAACTTGAAGAAACTGATGAGTGGAAAGTAGACAACATGGAGTACGACTTACGTAGTACTCAGTGGATACTTGATAAAGTAAAAAGTGATGATGTGTACGCACAACACCTTTATGCCGCTATGTGTAACAATGGTTTTACTAAGAATGATGTATGGCCCATATTAACTGAAAAGCGTTGGAGTTGTAGTTGGCGTAGCGCAGGAGGTATAATTGCTGACATGCAAGAGAAGGGTGATTATATTGATTGGTACTGTTCAGGTATCAGAGATACTAAAATATTAGATGATGACGAATTTAGTGCCCTTACAAAAGAACAACAAGAATACTATATACAGGGTAAAAAGTTTGTACCTGAAAGTTGCGTGACTGATGAGATACGAGAAGATTTGTTGAAATTGGGTTGGATAGTTGTAAATGATGACAATGAAACATACTAAATACACTATAGGAGAATATCATGTCTTACAGCGCACAAGTGATTGACCATTATGAAAACCCACGAAATGTTGGTAGTTTTAGTAAAGATGAAGAAGATGTGGGCGTAGGACTTGTAGGAGCCCCGTCGTGTGGGGACGTCCTTAAGTTGAGTATTAAAGTAGATAAAATAACAGGGATAATAACAGATGCCAAATTTAAAACATATGGGTGCGGGTCGGCAATTGCTAGTTCAAGTCTTATCACAGACTGGGTCAGGGGTAAAACATTGGATGAAGCAACCTCTATTAAAAACTCCCATATCGCAGAAGAACTCAGCCTTCCCCCAGTCAAAATCCACTGCAGTATCCTCGCCGAAGACGCCATCAAAGCCGCAGTAGAAGATTATAGAAAGAAATATAATGGCTAATGAATTAGCAAAATTCTTAAACTCACAACGCCGATATAGGGATGAAAATGCAGTTAAGAAACAAGTTAAGATTGCAAAACAACATGGATTGTCTAATAAAGATAAATCAGTAAAAGAACCACATCGTTTAGTTAAACATCATGCTATGGATTGTGGTATACCGAGTTGTCCTTTATGTAGTAACCCTCGCAGAACTCATAAAGATACACTAACAGCACAAGAGAAAAGATTGTTTCAGGATACTGAAAAAATCACAGATAAACACAGTAATGGATTAAAACCAACTGAAGAATGACTTACACACAAAGGAGAAACTATGTCAGAAACTATAACTAGCCTACAAGGGGCTTTAGCAGGCGAAAGCCAAGCACACATTAAATATCGTTATTTTGCAAAGATTGCACGTGCAGAAGGATATGAAGATATTGCAAAACATTTTGAGCATACAGCAGACCAAGAACTACTACATGCTTGGGGTCATTTAGAATTGCTACTTAAGAAACCAGATACTAAACAATGTTTAGAAATGGCTATTGAGGGTGAGACTTATGAGTTTGAAGTTATGTATCCTGAATTCCGTGAGATTGCAGAATTTGAAGGCAATTTGAATGCGGCTAAAGAAGCAGAACATCAGATTGAAGAATCACAGCGCCATGCTAGTGAGTTTAAAGAAATACTAAAGAAAGCAGAGAAGCGTTTTGCGGCACTTGCTAAAGTTGAAAAACGTCATGCAGAAGCATATCAAGCTAAATTAGATGAATTAACAAAGGGAGCAGAATAATGGAACACGTATGCGTAATTTGCGGTCATGTACATGATGAAGTGACTGAAGGTAAATGGGATGAATTGCCAGCTGATTTTCTATGTCCAGAATGTGGATGTGGTAAAGATGAGTATGAACTAATTTAAATATGGTAATACATGAAATTCATGATTTATCAAATGAATATGTAACTACTTTATTAAAGAAAGGTCTAAGTGAAATCACGGATGAGAATTTAAAAAACAACTATCATCCTGATTATATAGACACTCCGGGAAATTTGTTTTGCATATTGAAACAAGGTAGATATGTTAATGGAAAGTACTATGTATTAGAAGTAGATGGACAATATATATGTAGTGCGGGATGGAATGAATACGAGCTAGATAGTAATATAGCATTATTGCTAACAAGATTGTATATAGCACCAAAACATAGAACAAAGCAATATGCAGGCACATATATTTTACCTAAAGCTTTAGAAGAAGCAAAGAATTATAAACATATTTGGTTGACCGTCAATGAATACAACAAGGGATTATATTCATGGTTTGATAGGAGATTAAAGGGCAGAAGGACAGGACTATTTTGTGACTGGCCCGAAATATATAAAAAGTTTACACCTATAGGTAAGAGACATATATATTATACTGAACAATATGTAGTGGAGTATCAACCAAATGCCTAATAACAAAAACATCCTTAGCATACCTTTTTTGATGTTTTTTCCTATGCACATAGGTGTACTTTTAATACCGTTCATATCAACTATTAGTTGGTTACATCTATGGTATTTTCTCATAGGGTATATATTGATATGTGGTCTAGGAAATAATGTAGGACTACATCGTTGGGCAAGTCACAAGTCAGTTGAATTAGGAACATATTCAAAATATATCGTATTGTTTTTTAGCATGATGGCAGCACAAGGTCACGCTATCTGGTGGGCGGCATTACATAGAGGTATGCACCATAGACATTCTGATACTGATAAAGATTTACATAGTCCTATGCATGGCAAATGGCATGCGTTTCACGGTTGGGAATGGAAGCACGATCCGGCTACAGTAAACTATAAGTATGTTATTGACTTGTTACGAGACCCATTACTAGTCATTACCGGTAAGTATTATAAATTAATTGTTTTATCTACTTGGATTTTTGTAGGCTGTATCAATTTAGATTTGTTATTATGGATGTTCTTATTACCTGCAGTATTAGGTTTACATCTTGAGGGTATGGTTAATTTGTTATGTCACACAAATATAGGTTACAGAAATTTTGAAACTAAAGACAATTCACATAATGTTCCCTTATTGGGTATATTAAACTGGGGTAACGGATGGCATAATAACCATCATTATAATCAAAGCTCATACGATTTTGGGTCTAGAATATCTAATAAATGGTATGAATTTGACCCGTGTAAGATGTTTTTACCTTTATTAAAATATTAAACTGTTATTATATCAATTTATGATAAATATAAGATTGACACAACCATAATATAGGAAAAATATATGTCTTACGTAATAGATTTTAAAATGGATAATTTAGTAGCAGCCAATACTGTATTATCTGAATGGGTATCCAATACCACATATGCAGATTTAAATGGATTATTTCCCGAAATTTCAGAAGCAGATTGGCCTACTATAAGAGCATCTATATCAGACATGGTTGCATTACCAAGGGCAGAAGTAGGCGTTACTCCCGGAGTACTTGACTATTCACAATCTGTTAATGAATATGGCGCACATATAGTAATTACATTTGATAGTAAAGACTCATATGATAATTACGAATTAAGTCACCGTAGAGTTATAAATTATGGATTAGTATTATATTTTCCTGAATCTGATAACTTTGTTGTAAAAGATTATATTACACTTGATGGTAGAAATATAATTGATACACGTCCGGGATTTAGTGTTACTAATACACCTATTGGGTTGTGGTTAGTAAGAACATATCAATTATATCGTCAATCAATTATAACATGTACACATACAGAAACATAATTTTGGGTAAACTACTTAAAAAAAATTCTTGACATTAATTCAATTCAGTGCTATACTTATTGAAATTCAGGACTAAATAAAAGACTATGATGAATAAAACTTGTAACATGTTGAAGCATAACGGACAATGGCAGTCATTAGCCACTGTATCCTTTGTGCCAGCATATCCAACAAGTATTCGTGGCTTAAATGATTCAAAGGAACATGGCCCGGGGACTAGGTAACAAGTTAACATCATAACAAAATTATCAAGACCCTGGGACTCGCAAGACTCTCAGGGTTTTTACTTACATACAAAGGATTTGACAATAAATGGACAAAGAGATACAATACACAACTTCTGAAACAAAACATGATTGGTTTAGCACTTATGTTTTGACGAAGGAGCAACTAGCACAGTTGATACAGAATAAGGTTGACCGTGCTAAAATCTATCATATGAACATTGAGAAGGTGAAATCACTAACCAACGATAGTTGATAGATAGCGTGAATAGGCAACGAGAGCCGTAATACAGCGTTAAATGTATAGAATGGGCGGACAGTACACATGAAATTTGTGGCGATAACACAAAAAGTAAGACTACTGGGTAGGGTAATAACCCTATCATGTCGTGTAGAGATACACGGCATTCTAAAACATACTATTGATTGTCATAGGGATATGTTAATATTGGGTGAAAAGCCCGATAGATTCATAGTATGTTTTAGAATGCTTATTACGGAGAAACAGAAGCCCTGACCCCTGAAAGGTTGAGCCGTAATATCATGCGACCGTAACTCAGTGGATTAGAGTACCTGTCTACGAAATAGGAAGCCGAAGGTTCAAGTCCTTCCGGTCGCACCAAAATATGGGCTTGAAACTTTAAGGTGAAGTAACTGGCTTTTAACCAGTAAAACTCGGATCGTTCCCGAGCAAGCCTACCATATAAACAATGAAAATAATTGAACTATGATAAATACTTTTATAGTTAAAAAGAGTTCAATATGAAACAGTGTCCAAAATGCGGAGCACAACACAAAAAATTAGGAACATATTGTTCTAGGTCGTGTGCTAATAGTAGAATATTTTCTGATGAAGCTAAACTCAAAAAGAGCATAGCACTTAAAGGAAAACCAGCTTTTCGAAGCCATTATGATAAAGAGGCGCAAGCCGCTAAGTCTCGTCAGAGGTGGTTAGAAAAATATAATGCTACCCCGTTTGTTGAGTTGGGTATAGAGAACAGACGCCGCAGAGTGTTTGAAGAACAAGATTACTGTTGTAACAAGTGTGGTATAAGTGAATGGCAGGGCTGTAAGATTCCACTTGAACTTGAACATAAAGACGGTAACTCAACCAATAATGTTAGAGAAAATTTAGAAGGCTTGTGTCCAAACTGTCACAGTATTACTGATACTTGGCGAGGCAGAAATAAACCTTCAAAAAATGGTGTGAATATAGTTACTGATGAGTTTTTATTACAGTGCTTAACCGAAACTAATAATATTAGACAAGGATTACTTAAAGCAGGCTTATCAGCAAAAGGTAATAACTATGCAAGAGCAAAAAAACTTTTAGGTAGGTAAATCTCCCTGGTCCTACCATAATAAAGGAAACGTGCATGAGCGGTTTATATGAACAGTCTTGAAAACTGTCGTGTCAGAGATGGCACCGTGAGTTCGAATCTCACCGTTTCCGCCAATGGTGCTTGTCGTCAAGCGGTTAAGACCTCGGATTGTGATTCCGATATGCGTGGGTTCAAATCCCATCAAGCACCCCATGGATGTATAGCACAAGGGTAGTGCAATTCCTTCATACGGAATAGGTTAGTAGTTCAAATCTACTTACATCCACCAAACCCGGTTAGTTAAAAAGTATAACACACCCCTGATAAGGGTGAATCAGAGGAGCGTTACCTCTACTGGGTACCAAATTTATTGGGGGTTAGTTAAATGGTATAACATCGGATTTTGATTCCGAGATCACAAGTTCGATTCTTGTACCCTCTGCCAGTTATGGGATAGACGATAGTTTTGAGTCCCTGCCAATCTAGACATAGTGGGGTGAACTATGTTGACACTACAGTATGATTGAAGCCGGTGTTAAACTTGACTATACGAGACAATCTAATGAGTCCTCTCAGGAGGATAGTTAGGCGCCCAATTTTATAAGCCGATGTAGCTCAGTTGGTAGAGCGACAGACTGAAAATCTGTGCGTCAATGGTTCAATTCCATTCATTGGCACCAATTGGGTCCTTAGTTCAATGGATAGAATACGATGCTTCGAACTTCGGGATGTGGGTTCAATTCCTACAGGACCCTCCAACAGGCATTAAATAAATATAAACAGTCAGTTAATAAGTTTCCATCCGCAAACTGTTTTTTGCGTACCGGCGACAACCATACTTACTGATGACTGTCTTAACTTGAACTTTGTTCTAAAATCGTACATAGTTCCGATAAATTGTGTATTTGTTTCATTATGCTCAAATGTGAAAATTGTGTGGTTGTAATTTGGATTTTTTGATTGTGTTTTGCTAGAAGCTAACATTCTGCCCTCAGCAGACTTCATAAACTCAGCACCCTTTTTACCCCATACAGAGCGCATTTTTTTGTTTTCAGGATCGAGTTTCCAAACAGTTTCATATTGTTCCTTCATCTTTTTTGATGATTTGATACGATTGTGTTCTTGTTTCTGCGGATTCTTGTTCCCGCAAAACTGATGTTCACCTGATTGTATTCGTTGTTGATTAACTTTTTTGGATAGAGATGACATTTCTTCAGGTGATAACTTCATTTTTCTGGCAATTAAATAACATGCTCCCCAGTCAGCCTGGTTGAAATGTATGTTATAATGTTCTTGAATCGTTAGGCATTGTAGATTTGAAATGTCATTATTTTGGTGATTACCATCTAGATGGTGTATTTCATAAGATCTACCTTGGTCGTCTTTTGGGATAGGCCCAAAATTTGACTCATAAATTTTTCTATAATTGTTACCTGTGTAAATAGACATAGTGTACCTTTTGTGATATACTTATTTATCTTTTTTTAAGGAGTTTGTCGTGTCAGTATTAGCACTAGATATCTCGGGAGTTCCCCGGCAATGGATCTCAAAAGATGACGCAATTACTTACAAAGCAAAAGATGCCATTGCTTGGAGTATGGGTGAAATTGTGGCTAGATATCGTGGTGGTATACAAAATGACGGTACATTAAGTTACTTAGAAACTAGTAGCATTATCGCTATCAAAGGTCATGGATTCAATCCATACAAACATTCATGTGTTGCACTAACTAATAAAACATTGTTCGGTCGTGATAGACATGTATGTGCATATTGCGGAAATCATTTCCCTAACTATCATCTACTAAGTCGTGACCATATTGTTCCACGTAGCAAAGGTGGCGAAAACACTTGGATGAATGTGATTACCAGTTGTAAAACTTGTAATTCAAAGAAAGGTCACATGACTTTGAAGGAAGCGAGGATGGATTTGTTGTACCTCCCATATGTACCAAATCATTGGGAAAACATGATTCTACAAAATAGAACTATTTTAGCAGATCAAATGGAATTTTTGATGGCTGGAATTCCAAAAAATTCACGGCTTATTACCTAAAATGAATCCTGCTATTTTACCGGCAGTTGACATAAAAGTTTTCCTATGATACAATAGCTGTTAAATAAAAGATGCCCTTATAGCTCAGTGGTAGAGCAGCGCCCTTGTAAGGCGAAGGTCCCGTGTTCAAGTCATGGTGGGGGCACCAAAGAAATATTGTCAGTTTATTCCCCAGTAGCACAGCGGCAGTTGCACCTGACTGTTAATCAGGGTGTCGGTGGTTCGATCCCATCCTGGGGAGCCAAATATATATTTCATACAGTAGAGTGATAAATAAAAGTATACTTTTAGAAAAGGCTCTACTGTATGAATTATAAAGGCACAAAAGACAAACTCTTTACATGTAAACATTGTAATACTGAGTTTAAATTCAAAGGCTATAGTTATAACCACATTTTTTGTAGTTTAGATTGTTCCTACGCACATCAAACAAAACAAAAAAACATCTTATCAGAACAGCGATATCAAGATTGGTTGGCTGGGATTGACTTGGGTGTAAAAAACCTCAGAAAGTTAGTTAGAGATTTTTTAACTCGCAGAGACGGTTACAAATGTAGTTGCTGTGGAATAGATAGTTACAATGGTAAACCTATTACGTTGTGGATAGATCATATTGACGGTGATGCGTCAAACAATCACCAAACGAATTTTAGATTTATGTGTCCTAATTGCGATAGCCAATCAGAAACATTCGGTGGCAAAAATTACGGTAAGGGTAGAAAATCTCGTGGTATACCGCAATACGGTTGACAACAACTCACCAATCTGCTATAATAGAGGCAAGTTAGACATTTATCTGGGGTTAGTATAATGGATAATACAGCTGCCTTCTAAGCAGTCAATACAGGTTCGATTCCTGTACCCCGGACCAAAATTTGACAATAAATCCTCAATCTGCTATACTCTAGTTATAGATTGATTGAACAAGTTCTTGGGAAACAAAGATACAAAAGAATTTGACAATAAATGGTAGCTATGATACAATCATAGCATGAGTTGAGAAAGTCATCGTACTATTCAACACAGTTCTTTAAAATTTAACTATCATATATCCCTGTTTAAGTTACAGGGCTCTATATGAAAATACATTAAGGTCACCTAATCCGTTAGGCAGGTCTATGGGGTCAGCCAGTTGACGGACTGGGTCGCATAGGGTGCAAGAAGCGTATCGGCAATAGCAATATTGTTTAACGTGACGGGCAGTTAGGCAGTAATGACAGAAACAACGATCCAGTAGACGGTACTGGTGGATACAGTTTACGTTCCTTAATGTTTTTTCATATAGTGTGTTATTAGTTTTGCTGATGTAAGCCATGGGGGAAACGTCAACCCTGAGTAACTATGTATATAAACGGTACGTCCAGCTGGCAATTCCGTTGAGCATAGCAAATAGTGCGTCAGCAAAACTAATAACATTTGGCTCGGTTCATCTAGCGGCCTAGGATAGTGCCCTTTCACGGCATTCACACGGGTTCGAATCCCGTACCGAGCTCCAGTATCCCGTTACTATTTTCGTTAAAATAGCGTTTGAATAGCGATAGAGTTCCGGTGGCAGAAGACCGTTAGCGTGAGGAATGGAAGTAACGCAGTTCCACTACCCTCGCAGGCTCTGATAGGCAGAATCTCACTGCACACAGACTTTGAATAAATGAGATGGACAGAGTAACCGCTCAATTAAGGGCTGGCGTGGAACCCAGTAGCTTATACTAATTTCGGAGATGTAGGAAAATTGGTAACCCCAGGAGACTGTAAATCTTCCGCCTTATGGCACTACTGGTTCAACTCCAGTCGTCTCCACCAATATAGGTCTCAAAGTGTTCACGGACGCATACATGCCTGTCACGCATGAGGAGCGGGATCGTTACCCGCTGGGACCGCCAAAATATTTGACAACAATCATTATATGATATATAATGATAACAAGTTTTGCGAGTGTGGCGAAATCGGTAGACGCCTCAGACTTAAAATCTGATATCAGTAATGGTGTGCCGGTTCGATTCCGGCCACTCGCACCAAAGAATGATGCCTCTATAGCGCAATTGGTTAGCGCAGTGGACTCATAATCCATTGGTTCCTGGTTCGAGTCCAGGTGGAGGCACCAGTATTAGAAAGTTAAAATTATGTTTATTTGGCAATATTTAGATCTTCCTCTAGGGGAAATAGAAAAGATACAGCAAGAGTTTAGAGACAACTTACCTAATAATGATTTTTTCTTTCAATATATGAATATTGATAGTACTACTTTTTTAGGTCTAGAGATAGACGGTGCCGCATTAATACAAGTTCCCCCAATGGGCTTTATTGACGATAGAGGTATTCATACAGATAGTACTGAACGACTTTCCTCGCTAGCGGTAAACATCCCTTTAGAAAATTGTGCTGAATCGTTTACTAAGTTTTGGAAAACAAATAAACCTATTACTGTATCATATACATCAAATAATTTACCTTATCATTCTTTTAATGTAGAAGATTGTGAAAAAATATCAGAATTAAAGTTCATTCATCCTTTTATTTTTGATACCAAAATCCCACATAGTGTAAGTAATCCACAACATGTTTGGAGAAGAGGTATTAGTTTAAGATTTAAAGATGACCCTAGTTTTTTAATAGAAAAATATCGGAGAGTTGGGTGAGTGGTTAAACCAGCAGATTGCTAATCTGTCACTGTGAATAACGGTGCGTGGGTTCGAATCCCACACTCTCCGCCAATCATTTATGTTTGGTTCGGTTAATGATATCATTACGAATCTGTGGATTCTCAATCATTAATTGAGCAAGCAAGCCAGTTAGATAACCACGATCATATAATAATTCAGCGTGGCTATCTACATGTGTTCGGTTGTTTTGACGCAACAACTTTTCAATAGTATCAATACAGTCTTGTAATGTCATACTGTATTTATTAAAGAACGTTCCGAGTGTCGTCGGATAGTGTGGTCCCACACGATGAGAAGTACTGTGACAAGTACGGGCGGTTCTGGTCTAGCCTGACCAGCGTTGGCAATACGAGAACGATCCCTGTCGGGAAGCGGGTGGAAGGCATGTGTGATGTGTAGAATCGCTAACCTTAGTTGAGTTAGATTCCGGATTAATCTACATTGATGTGCTATAATTACCGCCGGGGGATGCAGAGCAATATGCAACGGTGGCAGAGTGGTCCAATGCAACGGATTGCAAATCCGTAAAACCGTCAGTTCAAATCTGACCCGTTGCTCCAGAATATATGCGGGGTTCGTATAGTGGTAATACCTCAGCCTTCCAAGCTGATGCGGAGAGTTCGATTCTCTTACCCCGCTCCATTTTAACTAAATAACAAATGAACTTATTATTTGTACCATTAGATATAGAAATCACCGAAACTGATTTTATATTAGGTGAAAAACAAAACTATCATTTAAAGCTTTGGGAAACATACAATATCATTGGTAAAGAAGATAATTATCAAAGATATAGAAGTTTATTAGACCAATTACCTATAACAGATATAACCTTATTTACATATAAATTTCAAAAAAATAAAATTGTACCTCATGTTGATTTTCAAGGTAAGAAAGATGAAGAATATAATCACTATATAGAAAATGAACCATCTGGTTATCATGTAGTTTTAAAAGGTCAATCCGACTCATTAGAAATTTTTAATGGTAAAGAATGGGTAACTACAATATTACCTAAAACACCTATAGCTTATGTACTTAACTTAACTTCTTGTTTGCATAGAGTAAAAGAAGATATTAATAGAGAAACATTATATATACGAGGTTGGTTAGATATTGAAAAACATAATAGTTTAATAGAACGTAGCTTGAAACGTTACGGTGATTTAGCAATATATAGTAAAGAGTAATTATTTACCAATTCTATTTAAAATGTTTAATGCTCTGGTTCTTAACCTTTGAATAAATTCACTTTCGGTTAATACACCTTTAGCAAGATTACATTTTCTACAAGTTACTTGTAGATTGTTATATGTTGTTTGTCCACCTTTACTTTCAGGAATAACATGATCCATGTGTATTTCTTTGTCGGACAAATCTTCATCACAATAGACACAATGTAGCCCATCACGATCCATAACCATACGGCGTAATCTAATGGGAATATGTTGTTTCTTTTGTAACATAAATTTATTTAGCTACCCAAATATAGTAGACAGATAAATAGTTTTTTAGTATAATAATTAAATGCCCAGGTGATGGAATTGGTATACATGCCGGTCTTAGAAGCCGTATTTTGAGAGTTCGAGTCTCTCCTTGGGCACCATATAGAAACACATTTGAATTCATAATACTTTGGTACGGGGAGGTAATGCGTCTCCGGGAGTGTGTTTCTATATGGGGGATTGATGTAATGGGAGCCTGGGGCCTTTGCAAGGCCTTCGTAACAGTTCGATTCTGTTATCCTCCACCAATATAGCGCGGGGTGGAGAAGTAGTAACTCACCAGGCTCATAACCTGAAGATCGGCGGTGCGAATCCGTCCCCCGCAACCAAATCTCGGTGTAGTATAGCCTGGTTAGTACTCGTGGTTTGGGACCATGAAACGGGAGTTCGAATCTCTCCACCGAGACCAAAGTTTTTTAAAAAGGAAATATTATGACATGCAGAGGTTATGATGCGAAAGCAGTAAAAGTTTCAAAGACCGTTAAACGTGCCGCGGCAAAAATTATGGATAATCATAAGCGTGGTGCATTTATTCGTAGCTTTGTTGAAATTGAAAGAAGCAATTCACGTAGTTCATTACGTAAGGATAACAAATGAGCAAAGGTAGTTTACCAAGACCTTATACTGTTGATTTAAAAACATTTGATAATAATTGGGATAACATCTTTCGCAAAGATCCAAAAGTATTAGAGGATCAAAAAATTGAAGATGAAGCATTTGAAAGTATTGCTAATCAAACAGAAGTAAAAGATAGTAACCAGGGTGGTTAATTATTGGGTCGTTAACTCAGTTGGTAGAGTGTCTGCCCTACACGCAGAATGTCGGGAGTTCGAGCCTCTCACGACCCACCAAATTGCGGGAATAGCTCAGTTGGTAGAGCACTTGCTTGCCAAGCAAGATGTCGGGAGTTCAAACCTCCTTTCCCGCTCCAAAGTTTTACAACAACAGAAAGAAAATTATGTCACAAAGCAGAGCAAGATATTCAAGTGAAGAAGCCGCAAACGCTGTAGGTAATCGTTTTGATTTGGTTCTCATTGCCGCACAACGTGTAAGAGAATTGAAACGTGGTCATCGTTCACTACTTACTACTAAATCAGGACCAATGGTAACTGCATTGGAAGAAATTGAATTAGGTCTAGTAGGACGTGAATATCTAAAACGTATTAGAAAAAACGCATAAACAATGTCTCTCTGATGTAATGGCAGCATGTCGGTCTCCAAAACCGTTCGTGGGGGTTCGAGTCCCTCGGGGGATGCCAAATAAGTAGTATAATTGATAATTTTTAAAAAATTATAGGTCCACTTATTTTTTATTAATAGAAGAAACTTGTGCTGTTCTAATTATATGACCAACAGGATCAACAGATTTACACTTGTCTCCGTGCCATCTTTTAAGATTGCCATTTGATACTATAGATCCGCAATGTTGGCATGTGTATTTAGGGGGTGACATTCCTTTGTTAGTTGCTTTGCCTTTACGATAAGCAGATAGTTTTGCTCTTTTTTGATCCGATCCAATTTTGCCGGTATTTGATATAGCAATATTTTTTTTGTGTTCTTCTGATTTAGGACGACCTTTTCCTGCTATGGACATTTTATTTCTTGTTTTTTCAGTTAATATATTAACCCTACGAAATATTTCTACGTTTGAATTTGGGTCATGATATTTGCCATTTAATAACAACGGGTTCCCCCATTCTTGTTTAATTGTAATTTGTTCTTGTTGCCAGCACTTGACAGAATCTATATTTCTATATATAATCTCTATTATAAATGCCTCTTTTCCGTACTGTTTTATATCTTTCTTTATACGAGTAGAAGATGTAAAATATATTATCCAAAGGTCATGTTCTGGAGTAATTCCAAGTGTTTGGTTTTTATAGCGGTACCCGTAGTAAAATTCGTTAGTAATTTTGTTAGTTATCTTGTAAACATAAGCGTCAATCATATATTGTCCTTGTTTATCTATTTATCATTTAGGAGATGTTTTATGCCAAAAGTTTTTCTTTATTCTGACCCACATTTTGGGCACGCCGGTGTTTGTAAATTTACACGTAATGACGGTATTACGAAATTAAGGCCATGGACTGATCCAGCTGAAATGGATGAAGAATTAGTCCGACGATACAATGAAGTGGTGGGCCCTAAAGACAAGTGCTATTTTTTGGGCGATGTTGTCATTAACCGTAAACATTTAAAAACACTGGCTCGCTTAAACGGCGATAAGGTACTGATTCGTGGTAATCATGATATCTTCCCTGATACAGAGTATCGTGAATACTTCCGTGAATTACGTGCTTATCATGTGTTGAACGGCATGATTCTTTCTCATATTCCAATTCATGAAGAATCATTGGGAAGATTTGGTGTTAACATTCACGGACATTTACATAGTAATCGTGTAATGAAAACTGTTGAAACATTACATGAATTTACAACACGTGGTAGTAGACGTTATATTGATGTTCGCTATCATTGTGTATGTGTTGAACATACAGACTATACTCCTATCTTATTTGAAGATGTTATTAAACGTATCAAAGATGAAGGTGGTACTGTAGGATTTAATAACGGTAATGGACCTGTAATGTAAAAATAGACCCTTCGGGGTCTATTTTTTTGGCTATCATCTAACTATTTGATTGTTAGAATAATCTTGCAGATACATACGACCTCTAGGTACTCTGTTCTTTAATGCATATTTTTCTAATTCTTGTTTAGCTTGTTCTTCTGTTTTATCTACCACTGTGCCAACTTGTCTTCCTGCATTGTATATTTTCCAATCACTTATACGTGGACCTGGATGTTCAGTTGGTTGCGTTGGCTGTAGCGCAGCCGGTTGATTTACAAATTCGTCATCATCGGGTATTGTATTTTGTTTTGCCATTCCCGGTACTGATTTGTAACTTTGTGGGAAACGTTTAACAATATCTTTAGCCGCTTCTTTAACATCATATCCATCTGGCGGACTAATTTCTTTACTACCGTCTTTAATTTCAGTTGCTTTAGTAAGCATACCCTTTATAATCTCTTTCATTAAACCAGGGAATCTTTCTGAAAATTCTTTATCAGCACCAATTCTATTATATCTTTGATCCTGCGTACTATTTACCAGTTGATTAGTAGGTGCATGTAATTGCCACTTACCATTTTTATTATCAATATTTTGTTTATCAACAATACTAATGATTGGACCATCAGGTGCATAATTATTAAACCAATTTAACCCACTAGATCCACCTGTACAGAAATTACTCATGTGTCCTGTTTGATTGTTAAATGTATAGCAAGCACCATAATTTAATGGCATAATAACATGAAATCTATCATTATCCAATAATACTACTTCTTTTCTAGTTCGTTTATGTTTTTCTAGTGCTTCGGCATCTTTAATTCTTCTTAGTGTATTACGATACTCATCTCTTTCCATAGCCTTTTGTAATGCACGTAAACTAGGAAACTTATTAAAGTCCTGATCTTGCGACTTTAATAAACCGCGTGTACTTAATGCTTTCCAAGCACCTAATGCATCACCGCCTTCACCATTTAAATCTTCATAATCTAGTGCATGATTGAGGTATAGTTTTAATAACCAGTTATCAAATTTACCGTCACGACTTAAATCACCATACTCATTATTAGCTAATGTTTGATTAACTAATTTACCCCATGATTGAACATAATCTGCAACAGTAGGTCTTGGTCCCAAATCTGCAATTTCATTTTTTGGGAATGTTCTATCATGTCTAACCGCAATAGCTAACATTTTTGCTAGCTTTGGGTCTTTCATTATATTAGTGCCTATATCAGCTTCTATTAAAAAATGTGTAGCTCTCATTATACTAAACTCCTTTTTAGATAAGCGAGAACAGCACTTAATTTCTCTCTATCTCCGTTGGCTATATCTGATAATATTTTAGTAGAACCGTCATTTTTATCTGATGATAAAGTACCGTCACGGTACCTATAACCACTAGTTACATTACCTGTTAGTTCTGGATAGTAATACCTTGCGGCTAGTACGATACTGTTGTTTACTGCCATTGTAAGTAAGTCAGATACAACACCGTCATCTAAATCACGAATAGCACTATCAATTGCATGTACACGTGAAATTTTGCTATCCATTTTGTGATGAGCATCATTTTTTGCCATATTAGCAATAACACCATTAATATCAGCTTTAGAAGCAATTAATATCTTTTTAAAGAGTGGTTTAAATCTATTAACTAATTTACTTGTTGTAGTGAAGCCAGCTGGCTCAGGCTTATTCACAGCACGTTGAGTACGTAATTCTGTAGAATATTGACTATCCATATAGTAGAATTTTTTAGCATCACCTACATATTGTTTTAAAAAACTATTTGCATCAGTAACATTGGGTGATTCAGTTGAATATATCATATTGCCTTCTTCAGGATCAGGTTTCCCAGTACTGGCGAATACTTGATATGATCCAGTATTTCTCCAACTACCTTTTACAAACTTTACTGCTCCAAAACCTTTATTGCCGGCTATCAATAACCATGTTCCGGGGTGATCTTTTAAGTCAGTCCACTTAGGCCTAGCTACAGGTTCAGGAACTACATCATGTCCAAGTGCCTCTCCGGAATGTAACTTTTTTAATATTTCCTGTGCGCCCGGCCCAGTAAATTGAGCCATACTTGTACTGGCTTCTGTAACTATACCTTCGCATAGTTGTGAAAAATACTTATAATTATCCATATATGTATTTATTCATAATAGATTATTTGGTCCCTATTATCATATAGCGTTTATATCCTTCACTTAGATATTGAATATGTTTTTCTCCGGAATATAATAATTGATTAAAGTTAAATCTATCTATTAATTCATACAAACTATCAGTTGTTTGTTTAATAAACCATGGAAATTGGTTATCTTTCATATTAGTAGTCTGGATACATACTAAACTACCTTTAGGTATTGAATTATACCAATTATTATTATCCATTTGGTCTATACTACAATTAACAAAAATACTATTAGTATGCATACTGTAATCATAGTTATTCACATCCTGTACATAATTATATACTTTAGGTGATTCATAATGCCACATATCACATATTTTATTAGCTTTGTCTATCGCTTCTGGATTTATATCATAACCATATACGGTACTATAATATTCAGGTTTACGTGTAAGTAACATAAATGCTAATAGATTATCCCAACATCCTAATATATGTAATTTGGGATTTTTAAGCATTTCACTATACATGGTTATTTCTAATTCTTCACATAACCATAACTTACTTTTAACTAATCCATGATAAAAGGATTCATATGTATCAAATGTATTTTCCATGAGATTATTTAGTTTGTTAAAAATATCGCTAAATAATAGCATATTTTAAATTTATGCTAAATACGAATAACACTACCTTGAGGCTAAAATGCTACACTTCATTAAAGACATTACACACAAACTATTAGAATTTATTAAAGATGATCCAGTAAGACCGGAAATATCAACCGATTTTCGTGTTAGTAATGGACGATTAGTTGCCGCATTAACTGATGAATCACCAGATAATCCAGATGCTATGGTATGTGTTAGTTTTCATGATTTTGTTCCAGCCGATGTTAAAGATTTAGATAATACCACACAAGTACCAACTACGGCAGTATTTTACACAATATGGAGTTATAAAGCCGGTAAAGGTGCTGAATTATTATATCAAGCGGTAAAAGGTATTCAGGAACAATATCCAAGTGTTAATAGATTTGTAACATTAAGTCCTAAGACTAATATGGCAAGAAGATTCCATTTACGTAATGGTGCAATTGTTTTTAGAGAGAATATAGAAACAATTAATTATGAATATACACAAGCATTAAATACAGATAACTCGGAGAATAATGATGAGCAAAGAGAATCTATTACTAGTTAAAGAATTTGAAGATGAAGATCCTGAAATGTGGCAATATGAGCATAGTGCTATTATTGCATCAGAGTTTATTAATGATGTATTAATGGACCAATTAGATAAATTTGAGCTTGATAATGATGATGATGAATATATATATGGTATTGCTACTCATGGATTATTTGTTTCATTAATAGCACGATTAGGTGAAATGGGATATACTGAAAAAGAATTACGTAAAGAAATTAAAACTTGGCTTAATACAAGTGTAGGACAGGTAATACATTAGTATTACATTTTTCACAAACAAAAGTACTACTTTTTGCACCTCAGGTGCTTCAAAATCGCTAGAATATTCAGGAATAGCTACTGATACAGTTCTAGCGGTTTTTGCCAATATTTGACAATAAATGGGCACTATGCTATACTGTCTATACAGTAGAAGAAAGGAAAATGATATGTCAAAATATACTTTCATTGACAATCCCAAAGTCAAAGAGATTTTGGAACTTGCTGACAGTCTCCGTGAATGTTTGGAATATCCCAATAGTGAAACATCATTGGACGAACGTAGGTATTCGGAGCATTTTGAACAGAAGATCCTAGAAGTTATCAAACGTAAGAAGTAAGTACTATACGCCTAAATTTGACAAATAATCAATTTGGGCGTATAATTCATCTATGAACTCAAAAATCGTCCGCAAACGTAGAACAGATAGAAATCAAGTGATATACTATATCCGTGATACAGTAACACTTGAGTATTACATTGGTTTGACCGCACTTTGTTTCAATGGCAATGTTCGTAAGACATTAGTCCGTCGTATGCAAAAACATATGCAACGTGCTATGACTGAAAACAAAGATTGGGGTTTGAGTCGTGCATTGCGTGAACGTGGTGCCGAGCGTTTTGTATTCGGTGTCATTGAGGTAGTTCGTGGCAAGCGTCCTGCTCATGCACGTGAGACCGAATTGATTAATAGTTTACAACCTGCACTTAACACAGTTGGAGTAAAATGATGAACAAGTTAGTTAGAGATGGAATGGTTGCTGTATTGTATAGTCCTGATTACGGATCAGGTTGGTATACATGGAATGCCGACCATCCTGAAATATTATTTGATCCTGCTATTGTTCAGTTGATAGAGGAAGATAAATGGGATGAATTGCAAACATATGTAATCTTAAAATATCCCAAGTTAAACCTCGGTGGCTTGGGAGAATTGAGAATAGCATGGATACCGGTAGGTACAGTGTTTAGAGTAAACGAATATGACGGTGCCGAATCTATTGAATTGAAAGATGATGTAGATTGGTTTACGGCATAAGTAATGTATTATTTAGGCTATACAATGAATAAAAAGTTAAAGTTGATATATGAGAAGTAAAGAAGAAATTATACATGATATGTGCATGACCTATAGGCACGACTATGGGCTACGTAAAGAGCCAAATGAACCACCATGGACTGCTGGCATGACTGAAGAAGATGCCAAAATGCTTTACAAAACAATGGCACAAATTTACACTAACAATATTGAACCACTACTCAAGGAGTTCAATGATTTGAAAGAAGGCCATGCAGTTCAGGTTCCGCAGAGTAAAGAACATGCGGCATTGATGTATAAATTATCATCTATGTATTTAGGGGAAAATAATGGACAAAGTTGATAATCGTGAAGAAGTTGAACTAGACCTAGATGATGCAACCATTCTAAAACTAGCATTAGAAGCACACAAACGTGATATTACGCTAAATAATATGATTGAGATTATTTTACAAGAGTTTATTGACCAACATCGTGTCAACGGAACACTATAGTAAAACGTTATATAGTTATAGGAGATAGTTATGAAAAAAGTTCTATTAGCATTATCATTATTAGCTGTTACCGGTACAGCAATGGCACAACACTATCATGGTCATGGATTACGTCCATACGGATATTATCGTGGTCCTGGATATGGTTGGTGGGTAGCACCAGTAGTTACTGGGGTAATTGGTTATGAAATTGCACGTAGCCAGCAACCAGTTGTTGTACAGCAACAACCTGTGATTGTTCAACAACAACCAGTACAAACACAAACATGTACTGAATGGAAAGAAATTCAAGGATCAGATGGCAAAGTGTATAGAGAACGCACTTGTAGTCAGTGACCGAAATAGCTTGTGTATTATCGTTCATCGTGTTATAATAGATAGATGAACGATATTTTTTATGGAATTTTTAATTGGATCAAAGATGATTACCGTACTAATCCTTTTAGGTTTGTCATTGAGTTGCTTGCTTGGGGCATTTCAATTGGGTGTTCAATCACCATGGCTATTACAGTACCCAACCCGCCTTTACTTACTATGTATCCTATATGGATCTTCGGCTGTGGTCTCTATGCTTGGGCTAGTTTTACTAGGAAATCTTTTGGGATGTTGGCTAACTACATGTTACTTGTAACAATAGATAGCATTGGATTAATTAGGATGTTAATGTGATAAACAAATTAGAACAATATAAAAAATACTTTAGTTTTACTGGTACTGCTACTCGCAGTGAATACTGGGGAATCTACTTAATTAGTTGGACCTTACTAGGAGTTACTAGTACATTAGCCTTTATATTATTTGTATTAAGTTTGCCCTTTACTATTGTACTATTGGGACTACTTGGTTGGATCACTTCACTTGCAATAATTTGTGCAGGTAGTATATTATCATGTTGGTTATGGATTGCAACTACTGTTAGACGTTGTAACGATGCCGGTATAAATCCTTGGTTTGCAATAACAATATTATTACCTCCACCATTCTGCACTATTCCTGTCATTGTATTCGGTTGTTTAAAATCAGATATCATTGATAAATAAGTGATGCGTATTGATGAAGTGATTGACAAACAAGACCAAAAGTTATTAAAAGCTGAATGGAAAATGCTACAACAAAGCGATCCATTGGGCAATAAGTATATGGATGCCAGAGGCCCTGCAAAATATAACCCAAGTAGGTTAGCATCTATTGCAGGGATGAACAATCCACAAAACTATCCAACTACTACAAACAGCAAGCCTGAAGTTAAAGCAATGGTTGCCGATAAGGCTAACAGTAGTTTGAAACTATTATTCTATATCATGGCTTGGGGTGGTATGGTCAATCGTGCTAACAATCCTAAACTGTTATATAGAAAACTAAAAACAGATAAACAAGCCAGACGTACGGTTAATGATGCACTAAATGAAATTCGTTTTGGTAACATATCAAATGCACAGGCATTTGACCTAATGCAAAATCTACGTAAACAGGGTATATTGCCTGGACTAGGTGTAAGCTTTTTTACAAAAGTATTATACTTTTTACGCCCGAATAAAAATGCATTTATCTTGGATCAATTTACTGCTAAAGGTATGAATTACTTACATAGCAAAGATCCACAAAATTATCCACAAATTGATATGGATAATGATTTCCCTGCTAATAATTTAACAGGTGCAGATTATGATGCGTATAACAAAGGGTTACGTCAACTATCTATGGACTTGAAAAAGACTGTAGGTAATCTAAGTGATGAAGATGCTGAATTCTTATTGTTCAATCCGTTTGGTGGACAATTTAGACCTATAGCAGATAAGTATCATGCCAGTCGTACTGATTTAAAGAAAAAAGATCCAAATCGTTTTAAATATATACAACGTGCAAATAAAACAAAACAGGATAAAGAACAACAGGCTCAGCAACAGCAACAACAAAACAAACTTTCACAAAGTAGTGGTCAAGCGCAAGATTTGTGGAATAAGCATATGACTGGTAATAGTGCTGTGGCTGCAAAGTTCCGTAGCTTAAGTCCTGATACTAAACAAGATTTTCAAACAGAATTTATTGATGATGTAGCAGAGGCATTACGTAATGGCACTGATGCTAATCAAGCAATACAACAACTATTAAGAAACTATCAGGATATTTCCGAAAGTTGACATAAATACGTTTCCTATGTTATAATAGACATTATGAAACGAAAAATCCTATCATTCACAGTTGAACAGCCCAAACATCGGGCACATAGAGTGTTGTTTTCTTGCAACACTCCGTTCAAACCTAAGGTCGTACCATCCAAAAAAGGTGTGTATATTCGTAAACCCAAGCATTCAAAAAACACCGAAATTTGACAATAAATCGTTTTGGGTCTATAATAGAGTCTTATTCAGTCAAAAGGAGTTCATATGAACATCAAAGAAATTAATAGTGCTATTATGCACGGTAACGTTACTAATGAAGAATTGAATAGTATCGTTGACGCTGTCCGTTTTGCCCGTGCCCAACTAGTGATACGAAATAAAAGGTCACTAGTAGTTGGATGTAGGGTCAAATTCACCGGTACTAGAGCTGGGACAGTTGTAGGTGTTGTAAGAAAAATCAACCGTAAACTTATTGTAGTAGATGATCCAGTTAAGTTCAGTAGTTGGAAAGTGCCTGCTAACATGTTGGAGATTGTATGACATATTTTATTGGAATTATAATTGTTATTGCTATTGTTGCAATTGGTCCTTTTCTGACTATTTGGTCTTTGAATGTATTGTTCCCAGCTTTAGCAATAAAGTATTCAATTGAGACATGGGCGGCGGTAGTTATTCTTGGTGGTTTGTTTAGTGCGAGGAACAAAAAATGAGTGATTTGGAAATTGATATTTTAGAAATGTTAGGTGATGGAACACATCCTGCAACTATTTCCGCGGTATTACAGGTTCCTGTAAGTTGGGTTTATGAGGTGTCCGATTCACTACATGAAGTGTATAGTCCATTCAAAACAGTCAACTCCTAAATTTGACAATAAATGGACCCTGTGATACAATAGAATCTTAGACAGTAAAGAAAAGGAAACGAAATGGCTTACATGAATCAAGAACGCAAACAAAAGATTAATCAAGCACTTAAGCCAATCTTGGCTAAGTACAAGGTTAAAGGTTCTTTGTCAGTTCGCAATCATATGACAATTGTGTTAACATTGAAATCCGGTAGTATTGATTTTATTGGTAACAGCAATCGTGTTTGTGGCAATGACTTTTATCAAGTGTCACGTGGTTTCAAAACTAATGATACTGGATACGATCAGGTTAACCCTTATCACTATCAAAATCATTATGATGGTGATGCTAAGGACTTTTTAACCGAGGCACTTACTGCATTGAAAGCAGCCGATTGGTATGACGAATCGGATATAATGACAGACTATTTTAACACAGCATATTATGTTGATGTTAACATTGGCAAATGGGACAAACCTTACATTTTGGAGAAATAAACTATGGCTAAAATTGAAATGAAACCAATCAAGGGTTTTAAAGATTATCATATCACAAAAACCGGTGAACTATATTCTACTAAGCGAGGCACACCTGTCAAGCTTAAGCCGAATGTCTTTCAGGGATATGAACGTGTTAAGCTATCAACAGTTGAAGGTGGTATACATAATACCACTATTCATAGGTTAGTAGCAGAAACATTTTTAAGAAAACCTAAAAATAAAAACATTGTCAATCATATTGATGGTGTTAAGAACAACAACAATGTCTCTAATTTAGAATGGACTGACCATCGTGGTAATATGAAGCACTATGGCGAGAAACTAGAAAAGGGATATCGTGTTAAACGAGTCAAGGTTAAACAGGACCTTGAAAAAGCCAAACAGACTATTCTGAATTTGGCTTATGATTTGTATTCTAAAACACAAACTCCTGATGAGTTTGTAAAGTTGTATGGTGCTACCTACAACTTGTAAAATAATGGGTAACACAATGGTTGACAATAATGTCCTTTTGTGTTATCATTATATCAGTGCTGAGTGATATCAGTACATTTTTTAAACTTAGCTTTTTTTAAAGGAAACATAATGGCTAATTCTAATCAAACTTTCAAAGTCGCTGGTATTACTATTCACAATGGTAACGCTAAAGTTCGTTTCACCGATGACATGGTCCGTCGTATTAAGCAATTCACTAAAGGTGGTGCTAGTCGTGTAGACTTTGTTGAGCTGCCTTCAGAGATGACTAAGGTAGAAGCATTGAAGTATCTTGCAACACTTCCTGAATTCGCTAGTGCATCAGATCAGGCAACTATTAGTGATACACTTGCTGATAAAACTAAAGAAGCAAGTAAAGGTGAAGTTAAAGTTAAAGCTTCTAAAACAAAGCCAAGCATTGATGCAATTAAAGCACGTGCTAAAAAATCACAAGTGTCCGCAGAAGATATTCTTGCGGCAGTTGAAGACGCTCCATTCTAAACAACAGGGCTACGGCCCTTTATATTATGAACATGAATCTATCTACTTTTCGCCGATCATTTAATCCACGTAGAGAATTTAATCCTGCAGATAAAAAAGATTTGCTAGAGTTCAAGTTCTACAAACAGAAAGGTAAATGGAGTAATGGTTGTCCATTCTATCTTGAGGACCCGTTCGTTGATATTCCGGCAATGTGTGAAAGTAAGTTCACTAGATATATGTTAGATGCAATGAAATAAAAATGCCCCTTAATTGGGGCTTTTTTATAAACTAAATCTTGATTTATTTATATTCCAACTAGCAGTAACACCGGCTTGACCAATATCACTATTATATAAATTAAGTATAGCTAATCGTCCTCCCCACAAACCACCTGGATCCCAACGTGTCATTAATCCATATCCAATTGAAGGATTGGCAGCACCACCGGGTGATTCACCAGTTTTAGTTCGTACTAACGTATTATTCACATATAGCTTGAGAGTATCTCCGTCAAATGTACCTACAATTTGATACCATGCTCCCGATGTTAATGAATATGAAGGAGTACCGTGAAAACCACCACCGTACCACCAAGCATTCAATTCATCATCACTACCGCTACCGCCACCCCATCCTAGACCAAGATTGATTGTACCACCACCATATGAATATTCTGTGAATATATTAGGTGCAGAAGATGAATTAGTTCCATCATAGTAATGCCATGCTTCAATACTCCAGTTGGCTAATGTGCCTAAGTTTCTAGTGCTATATCCATACTGAGTATTGACAGGATTAAATTGTAGATATCCACCGTTAGCACTATTATATGTTGGATTGTTAACTAAAGTGAATGGTATTGATCCAACGGTATCAGTCCACGTAGAGCCTGATCCGGGATAACTTGCAGGATTACCCGCATCTAAACTTAATACTGGATTGAGTGTAGGTGCGGGAGTAGTATTACCGATGCCAATACCGTACTCAATAGTTATCCCGCGCTCTACTACTATACCCATTTATTAACCTATTCTCCATGCAGTACCGTCACTGTATACAGGAACTGTATTGCCACCACTACCACCTACTGCTACTCCAAAGTTGCCGGCTGCTACTAAGTTAGCATCTGTTGCAAATGCTCTTGCACCTGCACCTGCTGTTGCCGCACTACCGAGTAAAGATAGTGTAGTAGCTATTGTTTTAACTGGACCACTTACGGATAGTTTTTGTGAAGCATCAAGAACCATACCCAGTGATTGATTATTTGCACCGGATACTGTGTTGTAGAATTCAATCTTACTTGGATTATTAGTACCACTGACAACACCATCAACACGAATAGCAATCTCACCGCCACCGTTGTTGTTAGTACCATCAAATGCTGTAGCACCAAACTCCATTAACCAATCACCGTTCTTAACGGGTAATGGACTATTGATAGTTCCGCGATATCTACTACCGTATAAGTATGAACCCCATTCATCATTTGCTATGACTGTACCAGTACCACGATATGTAGGTAATGCAATACCGCCTGGGCTAGATTGATTGTTAGCGGCCGCGCCTAAGATACTACCAACTTCTAATGGTGCGCCAAAGATGCTAGAGTTAGTGTTATCACCGATACGCAAGCCAGTTGGTATAAGTGCTTCACCACCGTTGACCAACTTCATACCATATCCAGTAGTAGCACTATCACCGCCAACTCTGATTAATGTATTAGCAGAATTGCCACTACCTAATATTACTTGATCGGCTGCATCTACTTTAGCAACAGCCATGTATGTACCAGGATTCAGATTACTATCAACTTTGTATTCTTTATTGTTATTTAATGTAACACCATTTGTGTTAATACTACCAATTAATATACTAGCATCAGCTTCTGCAATTCCAATTAAGTTGTCATACAAATTAGGATCATGTGCATCTCTGACATAGATACCATGGTCGGCTGCTAGTTTAACGTCACCGTCTAGATACAATGAATTGACGCTCATTGACTCAGCACTAACAGTTTGTGATTGATTCAACCGATATGTTCCGTTACCACCTGGGTTAGCTGAACTAAATGTTATTTGACTAGTGATTACTGTCTCTGCAAGAACTGAATTACCGTATAGTGTTTGTCCCCAAGCAATAGTTCCATCTACTGCATTAGTAACAGTTAACACATTACCCGTAATAGAACCTGTGAATATTGTATTAGTACCATCAAGCCAACCAGAAACAGTAACATTACCTGTAGTAGAAATATTTCCACCACTTATATTACCTGCTACTGACAAACTAGCACCGGTACGTGATAGTTCTAGTGCATTGTTGGCATTACTTATTCTACCAAATATATTACCTGTTAAGAATCCACCAGTGCCAAATATAATATCATTTACCGTACCGTTTACACCTGTAGCTAATACTAGATTACCACCGCGACCACCGGGCGATTGTCCATTATAGAATGATTGTGTAAATACGTATCCATCACCCTGACCTGTAATAGTATAATTAGCATCACCAAATCCAGAACTAGTAAAGCCCATGTCTACCCAACCACCATCATCGTTACCGCGATGACCTGTAGCTACCCAATCAGCACTACCATTATCTGAAACATTGTTAATTACAGCCTGTATATAAGCTTGACTATTACTACTTGCTACAAATACAGGATTTGATAAACCAGACAATGTATTAGCACCTGGACCAATATAGATACTGTTACCGCCTAATACAACATCATCTGGTGCATAGAAAGTACCATCATCACCGAATGTGAAACTATGAACACCTGCATTTGCAAATATAGTAAAGTTAGCACTTGCTGGCCCTACTAGATTGCCTGGAGTTATTAAATTGCCGGTTGTGCTAAAACTCCATGTGTTACCATTTGATACAATATTAACGTTGCCGGTTGACTCTACGTTACCGTCAGTGCCAGTATCAATTATAATATTTCCGGGAGTAGTTAAATTACCATCATTAGTAAAATCCCAATTATATGTTCCGGAAGTAATTCTTGTGTTACCGGGTGAAGTAATGTCTACGTTAATTGCACCACTGACTACCAAATCATTATCTTCATAAATCTGTGAATTACCGGGCCAAGAAATTGATTGTGATGTATTAATACCATAAAGATTTGCGACATTACCTATGATATCACCAAAACTTACGCTACCAGTAGTAGTAATTGTGTTACTACCATATGCGGCTAAGAATGTTGCCACATTACTGTTACCATAACTTCCACCACCCCCGCCACCATATGGTTGACCGTTGGCATAGTTGATACTTGGGTTAGGTATGTCAGGTAATGTTAAGTTACCGGTAGAATCAAAAATCCAATCATTGTCCTCAAATGTTCTTATTCTAACACCGATATTAGCATCATATGTATCAATGTATGCCATATTATCAACAGAACCAATGTAAACTTTACCGTCGCTACTATGCAAATCCCATTCCGAGCTGGCTGGATACTGTATACCGCCGCCGTTCTGAAGAATAGTACCATCGGGTAATGTTAAGTTACCTTCATTATCAAACACCCATTGTTGTGCCGTACTAATACCAGTATTAATAACTTCAATATATATAGGGTTATTGTTTTGTGAACTAAAAGATAATACACTTGAATTCAATGCACCAAATGAGCCATCATTTGGTATCGTCATGTATCCTTGATTATTGAAAATCCATCTGTTATTGTTAACAGCAATATCTGCCTCACCATCTTCAACCCACATATAAGTATTGTTACTTTGTAATTCTGCGTAATTGTTACCTACAATATTTACAATGTCATTAGTGGATAGTATATTATCTCCATCAAATATAATATTACCTGTATTAGCATTACCACCTGAAATATTTGTAACTTTATATGTATTAAGTGTTTGGTTAATTGCACTTACAGTAACTGTTTTAGGGCTAGTATATATTGTTACTACATCAGCCGGAGGAATATTTGTTGATGAAGTAACAGTAACTGAATTACCTGAGGTAGATTGTATGGCTTGGTTATAAACTACTGTATTTTCTGAAACTTGTGGTGCTAAACTTCTGGATACTTGACCTCCAGATGATGTTTCTGTACCGGTTACTGAACTAACAGTAGCAGGAGAGGTTCTTGCAATTGCCTGAGCAGGCGTTGCTAATGATTTTGATATTACAGGATCAGCAGATCCGATTGTTGGAGATGATGCCATTTTAATGGTCCTTTTATTGTTATATTACTATTTAGTCTAAAAATTGCAATTACGGGTTGTTAACAGACTTAATAATCCAAAAGTCACTACTCATATTTGTATTTTGAATTACTTGGAATGGCATATAGAAGTAACCTCGGTCTCCCCAGCCAGTTCCCCAACTATTTCTCACAATGTAAACTTGTCTGGTTTTATCATATCCCACAAGTAATACAGCATGACCGCCAAGCAATCGTTCTCTACCAGTGTTAGGATAAGGCATAATACCTGTTCGTGCCACTGTAGCACTTTCAAAACTACTATAAACACTAAATCCAATCACTACTGGATATCCACTAGCTATTGCATCTAAACAACCTTGGTGGTTTGCTACAGCTTGATATAGTGTTACTTTGCGTCTTGCACCATCAGTCGTAGCTAATGTATTAGGTGCTACTTTAAACTTACTTATATCATATGGCCATAGACTTTCTAATGGGGCACCATAGTTATATACGGCTCGCATACCATCACGAATATAAGCACCATTGTCATAGTTTACAGTTCCCTCTATTAATCTCTCGTAGTAATAGATATACAAACGACTTACATCAAGATTTTTACCTGCACGTTTGTCTAGTAATTCAATCGCTCCTGCAATCGCATTACCTGTACAGCTACCCAAGTTACCCTGATCTTCAATCGGTGAACAGTATGGGCGTAAGTCAACTATATTTGGTTGTGCTACAGCAGACAATGTATAGGGTCTATCGCGTGGATCAACCGGTTGTTTAGCCCAATGATATTTGGCAATCTTAAAAGGTGGTATCGGTTTAGTGATTGTTTGATAGAATGGTCTACGATGTAATCCCGGATCTTGTTCTATATCTATTATTGTTCTTGGATCTTGTCTCATACTTTTCCTTATTATTTTAAATCAAATAGTATTATTTCTGATTCGTTTGGATTTATTATTGATATAAAAGGTTCATTACTAAAACTTAATCCATCACCTTCTATCAGTTCTAAGTTATTTATTGTAGCAGTACCCGTTATAACATACAGATAGTATTTTCGCAAAGTGTCCAGGTTGTATACATAATCATCTGTAAAGATACCGGCTAGTAGTTTAGCATCTTGTTTGATGGGTAGTTTTTCTGTTATGTTACAGAAATTGTTTAGTTTATCTTGTCTAGTAAACTGATGCCAATCATGTCTAGGTTCTGTGTCAAACACATTAGGTTTAATCCAAAGTTGTAGATAACGGTTTGGTGTATTACTGGTATTGCCCTCAGTATGACTTATACCACTCCCACTACTCATTCGTTGTACTGCACCAGCGGGTACTTCAACGTCATTACCTAAACTGTCTACATGATGACTAGAGCCTTCAACTACATAGCCAAATATTTCCATGTTTTTATGTTCATGCCATGGCACTTGCCAATTATATTGAACACGGTCATCATTGATAGTTTCTAGATCGCCATAGTTCATATAGCGACTATCGTAATAACTTGGAAAACTAAAAGTTCTATAACTGTTTATAAAACTTGCGCTGCGATTTCCTCTTGAGCTAGCAGGTCTATGTATTATCAAATTAATACCCTGTAATTATTATACAGTTTAGTTCTTTTCTTTTTTAGGCTTTGTTAACTTAGGAGCATTTTTAAGTGCTAATCTATTTGCTTGTGCTTGTTGCTTGAACTGCTCTTTAGCAGCCTGTACCTCTGCTGTATTAAAATTTGATGTATTGAATGTCATATTTTTATCCTTTGTTTAGCACCATGCATCACCGCTTGATTCAATCAATGGTGTATATGGAGTGAATGTTGCAGGGAAACTAAATGTTCCGCCTAATACTGGGTTAGGGTTACCACTGTTTCTTGCCGGGTTCGCTGTTTGCCAATCAGTATAACTAGTATCTACTATAGATAAGATTATCTCACCATACTGCGAGTTCCAACTCATTCTGACTTTACCTGTACTGTTATCAGCCCATGTAACATTGAAGATGTATGCGTTGAATTGATATGGATAAGGTGTAGCACCGTTATATTGTAGTGTACCAAAAGTAGTCATACCTGCTTGTCTGAACACAGCAGTAATATCTTGAGCTAGTGTGTTATTAACCAATCCATTCAGATTGACATATCTATCTATAATATTACTACCACTATTAGTGGTTAAACTAACTACATAACCGCCACTGTAGTTTGCAGTCATACCGGTAGTGCTGGCATTATTGAAATCATTTACTGCGATAGTAAATGAACTTGGACCTGCTGGATCAATGCCTGCATTAGTACTAGGGAACTGACGAGTACTTCCTGGCCAAATGACACGAACTGCACCATTAGCACCATTACCACCGTTGTCTTGACCATAGCCGCCTTGACCAACATATACACTATAAGTATGTCCGGGTGTTACTGATATGTTGTTACTAAATGCTAATGCACCACCCATACCTGAATCATAGTAACCAGTAGCACTGCCACCACCGCCACCTGGCCAGCCACCGTAGCCACCGTTCCATGCTGTAGCTTGACCACCACGTGTTCCTGATTGTCCTCTGCGTGAACCACCGCGACCACCTGTACCAATTGAGCCTGTATAGTTGGCTTGTAAGTCATTATCACTAGCCCAGTTACCTGAACTACCTGCACTGCCACTACCGTAAAGACCTACACCGCCGCCGCCCGCACCACTGTCATCATATCTTCCAGAGCCTCCTCCACCTGAACCAGCAATACCTTGCCCGTCTTTTGCGGTAGATAGCTCGTCCATACTACCATCACCACCTGTACTACCTGCGTCAGCACTACCTGCTATGAATGTATATCCGGCCGGGAGTGAATATGTGTGACTTGTGTTGATACTCCACTGACCTAAGCCGTTAATATCACCTTGACTTGTCATCAAGTATAACGGATTGTATAATGTAGTCGGCACACCATTTGTTGCAGTAGCAGGGTTTGCTATATTACTACCGTTCCAGTCACCACCGTTAACTCTAATCCATACTAATTGGTCATTGACACTGGGGTAAGCATTATCAAGTGCTATATCAACAATATCTCCTGTAGTGAATGTCGGGTATCCATTGTATGGTACACTACTATTAAATTCAAACTCACCACTGTTATAAAATCCTGCACTATTCACATCACTACCTAAGAAACTCTCTATATTAGCATTGTAATTACCAAAGCCTACAGCCATATTGTTATTATTGGTATAAAGGTCTACTGTTAAACTAAACATTACTCTTTGACCACGTTGAATTTCGTATGTACCTGTAGCAATGCCTAAGTTACCATTTAAATTCTCAACCGTTGAAGCAACTGTTAAATTGTTATTACTTAATTGATTTACTACATTTGCATAACCGGTATTAGTATCACCATCACCATCATTGATACGTGTTTGGTTAGGATCAAATGCTACAATATCATCATTAACTCCATAACCACCTGCACCACCACCGCCTAAGCCCCAGCTTTGAATGTAGTCAACAACACCACCTCTGCCACCGCCACCATTGTATACTAATGGTAATGCTCTTGGTCCTGGACCACTGTTGCTGTTGTTGTAGTAGTGACTATTGTTATTTTCATAACCACCATCAGCCGCGACTATTGCTTTGGTAAATGTAAACTCATCACCTATAGTAGTAGCATTGATTGATTTGTTAAGAGTAATTAACACATTACCAACATCAGTTTTGTCAATACTTGATACCACTAATAATGCCGCCGGTTGTAAATTAGGATAAGTATTGTTTATGTCAGTTCCTGCTACCATATAGTCTGTCGTTACATTTAGTATACCAGGATATGTGTTACCGTTAACTTGAATTTGTGTAGTACTGACCAATGTTGTTTGAGCAGTATATGATGTGCTAGGATCAAACAATCCCGACAATTGTCCAGGATAACTAAACGCATCTTGTGTACCGCTACCACCAGCACCTACTGCCACAATACTGATATTTGTTACACCAACTGGTACTATGAAGTCATGTTGTCCTGGACTATCAAATAACTGACTGTATGTTTGTAATGGTATACTTTGATATGGATCACTGACACTACTAGTATATGAAACAATTTCACTATCTGTCAACGCACGATCCCACGCACTCATTACAGCCATCTTACCATTCATCCAGTTACTACCTTCCCAAGTGCCCCAGTACAATGGTTCAGGGTTACTAAATGGTTGCACATTTGTAAATGTCTGAGTATTGACACCGTCAACATATAATTTCATTACTTTACTATCAGCACTATATGTAACTGCTATTGCATACCAGGTGTCAGGTTGAAATTGTGTATCTAAATCATATGCACCAAATTGACCAAGACCATCATTACCTGCTACTAATATAGGATAGTAACTAGGTCCGGTGCCAGGTGGAAGAAAGCCAAATATAGTTTGGTCGCCACCTACAATACCACCAGTCCATGTGCCGGGATTGTCAGGTGGACCAAAGTTTGATACATTGACCATAGCAAATAATGTATAACTACTATTTGCTGGGATTACGGTTCCGTTTAATGCGTTACTATCAATGTATGTTGCATTACCATCAAAATTAAAATAACTTGAACTACCTTGACTGACCCAAGGCACACCTTGACTACCTAAGAACGTACCATAGTTTCCTAGTGTAGCAGTTGTAAGGTCACTATTTAAATCATACAAGTAATTTATATTGTAATTTCCTGGACCGTTATTGAAACCAGCATCATTAAATCCACAGCCTGATCCACTGTAGCACATACTGTTACCGGCATTATATTCAAATAACACGCCAACACTAGGATTTGGTATCGTTGTGGAAACTGTAACCTGTCCACCTATGTTAATTTTGCCGCTTATTATTAATGCCATTTTTTTAATCCTTTATAATATTTTTATACACCAAAACTTCCCTTGTAGTAGTAGAAATTTTGTTGTATTTGTTCTTGTGTTAGTTTAGTTGTATATAATAACATGTTAGCAATATATCCAAATGGTTGTGTAGAACCGGGCACACCGCCGACATTGCCTGTAACATTATGACTGTTGCCTGCTGAAGTTTGTGCTGTAACTACCCCTACATTTTGTCCATTGATGTAAAATGTTTGTCCACTACTGTCACCTGTTATTGACCATTGTACCCAAGTATCAGCTAAGCCGGCTACCGAAAATCCAGAAGGGTAAAATGTACTAACACTATTATCCCACATGCCTAGATTATTAGTTCCTACGTTGATAAGAATCGGATGATCGTTGGGACTGGTTCTAAATAGTGTCCTGAAGCCGGCTGTGCTAGCAATCATTCTGGCCCAAGAGATATATGTAAATCCTGAAGTAGGTAGAGTGGGTCCAATAGAGGCAGCCACAATACCCAGGCCCGAAATTGAACAGTTAAAACATTTAACTCCACTCAAATTAACAAACTGACTAGCGTTAACTAAATTTTGTGTACGACTGTTACCACTTAAATCAGTAATACTAGTGCCAGTACCACCGTAACTACTATTGTTGTTGGCATCTATCCAGATGGCAAGGTTCTGCGTGATGACAGTAGCATCAACCACTCTTGTTCCGTTAAGTGTTACACCTTGTATTATCATGTTTATCCTAACTCAGTATAACCATAACTTACAACTTGACTAGTTCCACTATTATTGGTAATACCAAATGTAAACACATTAGCAGTTGTTGTACTAACTACCGCATTACTAATATTGTTCACATTTCCAACAATCTGCGTAGGTATTGCTGTCAATACTAATGCGTTGCCGGCTGCATAATACCAACCATAACTACTACCTAATACCGGCACATTTGTATTAGTAACAACCACAGTAGCAGTATATGTAACAATACCATTTGGAATATTTCCTCTAACCCATATTGAGTAAGTACCGTTTATTGGTACTGTAAGACTTACTGTGTTAGTACCAGCGGCTAGTGTCCAACTACCTGTTGTAGTGGTAGCAACGTTTGAAAGTTGACTACCATCACCTACAAATTGAACTGTTGATGAAGTCTGTTTAATATTACCTATACTGTTGCCTGCGGCATTAAGGAACTGTATGGCAGTGGTGTTA